GTATTTCTATTATTTCTTGGTTTCTCATTATATTATTTCACAAACTCCTCCAGCACATGCTGCTTGGTCTTTTAAGTCTGTTTCATCTGTTGCTTCAGTGATTTTTTTTAAGTCTATAGAATGAAGGTGTTTTACCATTTCTTCAAATTTTTCTTTTGAAATGTCTTCAAAAGGTGCTTGAGTGTAGGTTCCATTATCATAAGGCAACACAGCTAAACCATTAAATGTGTCTTTATTGTTCCACATCCATTCTCCTACTTGATCCCATTCTTCAGGTTTTACTGAAACTGTGGCTGAAACATTGTTTGTGTTGGCTCCTTTTCTGTGGCCTGCTTTTACCCATTCTACATTAAGTTTTTTAGTTCTTTCTAATAAATCTAATGCTGATTCTGTTCTATAAATTGCTCCTTCTGGGGATTTTTGTGGAACTGATATGATTGCTTGGATTGTTGGCTTAAAAAAATCATCCTCTAATAATTCTGGATGGTTTTGTATTAAATATTTGTAAAGAGATTCGTTTTTTCCTAATCTCATACGTCTTACGTAATAATCATTATGCCAAGCATGGATTCCTGATGAAGTTCCTAACACTAATGAGCTAGTTCCTGAAGGTTTTACTGTTGTTACACGAGCTGCTTTGTTAATTCCTATAAGTTTTGCAATTTCTTCATTGGTTTTTTTAGCTTCTTTAGCAGCTTCTTCTAAATTTAAATTTAAAACTGCCCCACTTGCAATTCCAGTCATTCCTACTCCAACAAGCGCATCTTTTTCCGTTGTTCTTTTCCAAATATCACGAAGATAATGAAAGTCTGTGTAAGCTGCTTGTAAGGTTCCTAAAAATGCTCCTGCTCTTACTCTTTCATTTAAGTCCTCTTGTGATGTTACATTAGACACGTTGATTTCAGTTAAATTACAGAATTGGAAGGGTCTTAAAGCAATTTCACAACATGGGTTAGTTCCCCATTCTTTATCATTTGAAAAATACACTCCTGGTTCTCCAGAATTACTTGCAACAATTTTACCCCATAATTCAAAAAAATCATTTTTTCTAACTTTATGACGAATAACTACTGCTGAATTGTTTGCTCTTCCTCTTTGTGGATTTAATTCCCACCAAGAATTATGTTTACACATTAACATTTCATTATCGTGTAAATCAAATAAAGAAATCAATGCTGCTCTACGAATACCACCAGACAATACTGCATCTGCAATGTGACAAATAATATCATGAGCTTCAATAGGGGTTAATTGTTCTCCATCTTTTTTTCTGTCTAATACTTTTTGAATTTGAAATAAACATTCTTTTAAGGGTTCTGGGCCTGGTGCTTTACCCCCCACAGTAATTAATTCTGCTCCTTTTGGTCTAATGTCGCGAAAGTCAAAAATAGGTAGAGCTGATGTTATTCCAAAATAAGATTTTATTAAAACTTTAACTGCGTCTGCCCAACCTTCAATTGAATCTCCTACTAAAAATCTTCTTGTTTTTTTAGGGATTCTAATTTCAGGTAATTTTTCAATGTGATGTTTTTGAACACTGTATCCTACTCCACATCCTGACAACAATAAAAACATTATTTCACTAAAAGATCTCCAATCATCAATTGGTAAAAAAGAACAATTAAATATTCTAGAATTGTTTATAGCAATTGGTTTTCCTGCAAATTGTAAACTACGCATTGAAGGTAATACTTTTTTATCATGTACCATTTTATATACATCTTCGATTTCTTCTTTTAATTGAGGAAATTTTTCTTGATGCATTTTTTTGTTTCTGTCTACTAATTCTTTCCAGGTTTCTCTTCTTTGTTTAGATGGAAGGTATTTTGCATATTTGTTGTATACTACGATGTCGGATAGAATTTCTTGTGTAATGTTCATTTACGGTGTTTTTAAAACGTTAATTATTAATAAAAAATTTTGTATGGGTATAAATACCATATATACTAAGAAAACCCATTAAACTCCAAAAAATTCGTTGGAAGCTCCTCGAAGTCTTCTTCGCTCAGCAGGCGAAATTTCTCCTGGTGGGGTTTGTGTGTTTCTGTTGTTTCCTCTCATATTTATTGAAATTTTACCTATTGAAGTGTCTATAATAGAATCATAAGTTATACCGTCCGCTCCATATCGGTTTTTCATAATGTGCCATCTTCCTACTCCATTTTCTTTATCTTCAGCACTTCTAGATAAAGACATTGCAAAATCTGTAACCATCATTTTTGTGTAACTTTCTGCCATTCTGTCTCCTTGAATAATGTCTTCTCTTGCTCCTGATCTGTTTACTTGGGAGGCTGTCCATATAGGTAATTTCATTTCGGTAGCCAAACCTCTTAAATTAGTGTAAATGTCATCTAATTTGTCTCTTTTTTCTTTACTTGCTTTAGATGTTAACAAATCAGCATAATCAATTATAACTAAATCTGGCTTTATACCTTGTTGAATGCATTTTTCTAAATGTGAGTGGATGGTATTTACTGTTGCTTGTCCTGCTGGATATTCTCTAATGTAAAGACCTCCTCTTAAGTTTTCTATTTTTTCTTTAACTTTTTCTTTGTATAGGTGGACATCTCCAACTGGAATTTCAGTAAGACAAGCATCATACCTTTTACCCACATAGTTTTCACTTAACTCTAAGGTATAATGGATGACTGTGTGTCCCGTTTTTACGGCTTGCGCCCCTATTGCTACTAAAGCCCATGATTTTCCTCCTCCAGGCCCCCCAGCAATCATTCCTAAGTCACCTTGTCCTAAGCCTCCACATAATAATTTATTAATTAAGGGCCATGGTGTTTCTACAGTATTTCTAGCTTCTTCTCTAAATCGATCTTCTAATTGAGCTATATACTCATGACCAATGTCTCTTTCTGTTCCTGCTTTTAGTGCTCTGTCAATTAGGGTTCTAATGTCGTCATAATCTCCTAATTCTAACAAATCAACTGACTTTATTAAGGCACCTTTAAGTGTTTGATTTTTGCAAAAATCTAAAAAAGTGTCTTTTACAAAATTTAAATCTGTTGCTTTAGATTCTTTGTATGCTTGTTTAAGTAGATCTTTTACAGCTACACTTTGTAATTCTTGATTTATACCTTCTACTTCAACTTTAAAAACTTCCATAGTAGGAACTGTTTTATATTCGTTAAAATATTGAAGTGTTTTTTTCATAATCCATTTACCTGCATCATTGTCAAAATAATCAGGAGACACTATGTCTGCAATTTGTTGCAAGAAATCTCTGTCAGTAATTAAGATAGCAAGTGCCTTAATCTGAAATGCGTGTCCATATTGGGTTAATTTACTCATGTGTTTGTTTTGCCAGTGTGTTTAGTTTTAAAAAATGTTCTTTTAACCATAAATCAGGTGAAGCTATAGCGTTGCCTAATTGATCATCAGAATACATCATAATAAAATCATTTCGGGAAAGCAAGTTTATTGGTGCTTCTATTAATCTTGCTATTTGTAATTTTAATTCTCCTGAAATTGGGGGGTTTTTTAAATCCATTAATTCTTCATTTAACTGAAGTTGAGTTGCTGACTCAACAATTCTTTTATGCATAGGTTCTTCTCCTTTACCTGCATATTCCAAAATAAAATCAAGATCAAGAATTGTCTGAGTAAGTAGATCTGGAACTATTTTAGATAATTTTTTAGGTCCTAATCCTTTAACACCTTCAATGTTGTCGGATTTATCACCCATTAAAATTTTATACATTAAAAAATTATGAGCTGGTACTCCATAATCCTCCATAACCATTCTAGGTGTGTAGAATTTTTTCTTTATTGGACTCCAAACTGTAATTCTTTCATTTACTAATTGTAAAAAATCTTGGTCTGCTGACATTATAGTAACATCTTCATTTAATAAAGTGTGAGCTATGTATGCTATTGTGTCATCAGCTTCAATTTTATCTATTGAAATAACATTAATAGGAAGAAAATCTAAATATTCTATTAAACGAGAAAATTGAATTTTCATTGCATCCTTTTCCTCTGCAGCATTTTTGAATGAATCCCACCTTGTAATTCGTTTACCAGGTTGTCTGTTGGATTTGTATTCAGGACATATTTTTCTTCTACGTTGACTTCCTCCTGCCCCATCATACACTATAATTACTCTTGTAGGATTTACTTCTCTAATAGCATAAGCTAAAGATCTTAAAAATCCAGTTAATCCTCCTACAGGTACACCATTGTCATTTAGGGCTCCATTTACTGCAAATGCTCTTAAATAAAGATTTAAACCATCTACTATTAATACCCTATTATTTACCCCTAAATCGCCCGGTTTTTGAACGTTAGCTAATAAACTAAATATATCTTCCATTATAATCCACTTTCATCTACTTCA